CTGTGGTCCGAGGATCGCCAAGCTGTCGTGGCCATGCGCACGGCATTATTGCCGTTTGCAGCCTGAGCTGACCGCTTCAATCCGGCTGAAGGTACACCAACGTTCCAGGCCGGACGCTTACGGGATTAGGAATGTTAGGCCTTCCCGGTAGGGGTCACATCCTAGAAGCCGATCGTTCGAAAAATTCGGACTCCTCCGGAAGGATTGTTCCTGCTCCGTTCGCGTCATGCAGGGGCCGATTCTCACAACACGCGAAGCCGCCGATTTCGATCTGATCGAGGCCGACGACGAGTTTCTCACCAGCCGCATCCATTGGGCATTGTTGAAGGCCAAGCGGGACGTGTTTCTCGGCGCAGGATCGAAAAGCACCCTTGCCCGCGAGGAGTCGTTGAAAAGCCTGGTCAACGCGGTGGCGGAACAGTTTCGGGACAAGGTGCTCTTGAAGCGCGACTATGGGAACGTCGCTCACAGCATCGATCAGGGTCCGGGCGCGCCGCATCGGGCTGCATCGAATTGCAACGCCGATCCCAAGCCCCTCTGAGCGCCTCCTATGCCCGAAGGCATGCGGAAGCCCCGCAATTCCGCCCTCGCGTCTGGTGAGCGTCCTGCTGCGTCACACAGGCCCTCTGCATCAAAACCTACACCAGAAGCGGGGGGGCGAGGCGGGGGGCCTTGCGCGGCGCGCAGGCTCGACGTGCGAACCGAGCGCGAGGTGCCGGCCTCGCCCTATGAGACGCCGCCCCCGCCCACCCGCGTGCGGGCGATGCTGTTCGATCGCCCCATCGGGCCATGGCGCGCCGCTCGCCGCGATGCGTGCAACGACGCGATCGCGCGCCGCCTGGGCAGCCGCGAGGCTTGGTCTGAGATGACGTTTCTGAGCGTCGGCGTGTGGATGCAGATGTCCTACGAGACCGACGAAACTGAGCGCGACATTGAAACCGCACGCCGCGCGCTATGGACAACCGGTCGATCCATGATGGATGTGGCGCATACACCGGCCGGCCACGCGATGGAGGAACGGCTCGTGCAAATATCACCCCGCGCATGGCGGTCTGAGCGATATCAGGGTTCGCGAGGCTAGCTCGCTGAGCTTGCGCGCTATTGTGACAGTCAACGTCGATCAGATAATGTCGGCGAGTCGTTGCGTCCGCGTGTCATGCCAGATCAACAGGGGAGATGTTCATGCCATCGCTGGAAAGGAATGCGCGCGCGTTGAGTAGGGGGATCGCGGCGCTACTATTGTGTGCAGCGGGGACCGCGAAAGCTGCACCCCCAACGATTGACGCAGTCGTACCCGCCCAGATCAAAAATCGACTTTATCTCGGCGATGCGGACGTTGGTGCGTTGGGGAACTCGCTCGAGCCAGTCGTCTGCTATTTCGGCATGCTCAAAGACGGAAAGCTTGAAGTGGCATCGATTATGCCAGACTCGTTCGGATCGGGTTCCGCGTTAGTGGGGACGAAGCTCGAGGACGGCAAGGCCGGCTACGACGCAGTCGTCACCTCCACGAAGGACGTAAACGCCGGCATCCCGATCCTGAGCCTGACATTGGCCAACAACCAGAAGGCGGAGGTCTCGTTCACAGACACCGCGCGTGTTGAATGTGCCAAATCACCGAATATGGCAGATTGGGAGAAGCTGCCCGTCGCTGCTGCGGATCGGACATGGGTCTTCATTAACACCGCCACGGTCAGTGTGGTCAGATCCACCATCCTCACCGAAACGACGTCCGGAATTGCCGGCCTCATTCAGGCTTTCACCGTGGGAGCGAAGACGTACAATGCCCTGGATGGTTCGTCGTCGGTCCTCGCCGTATCGCTGTTTGTTAAAAAGGATCCGCGCAAGCTTGCGAACCTGCCTGCCGGGCTCCTGCAGGCTACTCGCAGTCAGCGATCCCTGAGCGACATGGCTAACCAATAGGCGCGGGTTTGGTGAGCAGGTCGTAGGGCTGGAAGGCCACGGCCTCCTCGCCCACCCACTCGTTCACCTCGAGGAAGCGCGCCTGCAGCGGCTCGATCTCGTTGCGGAAGAACACGTCGGCCGCCTTCTCGACATCGCCGAAGCCGCCGGCGTTCGCGGGCACCACGCCGAGCAGCTGAGGCGGCACGCGATGCGCGGCGAGCATATCGTCGCGCGTCGTGTTCTTGATGCCGAGGAATTCGTCCTTGGCCGCCGCCTCGCCGATCGGGATCAGCTGCAGGCCTTCCTTCTTGCCGCCGGGCACATGGAGGAACAGGTTGCGGAAGTTGCCCACCCCTTTCGTGTTGGCGAGCGCCTCCTCGAGATCGTCGGCATCCTCCTCGGCGAGACCTTCGTCGGTCGCATACAGGATGAAGCCGGCATGGCTCCCGTTCTGGTAGTAGCGCCGGCGAAACAGGGTTGCGGCCTCATTGAGCAGCGACGACTGCAGGGCCGAAAGATATTCCGGGACGCCATAGATTTCCTGCGTCAGGTCGGGCTCTGCGAGCTGGAAGACCGAGCCCTTGTCAAACTGGTGCGGCATGCGCGTGTTCGTGACGAACCAGAAGGTGTCGAGATCGACGCCCCGGCGCGTATAGACGCCGAGCGACGGCGCGAGCATCATCGATCGGCCCAGCGCATTCTCCTGTCGCTCGAGATAGCCGTTGCCGAGCACCAGATAATCGAGCGCCCAACGGCTGAATGCGGCGCTCGACAGCAGCCGCGACGGCGTGAAGGTCTTGAGCAGCAAGTTCCGCTTTACGAGGATCGCCGAGCTATGATGCGGCGCGATCCGGTAGGCGCGCGCCAGCCCGGCCATGGGCATGGGAGGCTCGAACCAGCGGGAATTGCGGACGCACTCGAGCATCCCGAAGATGTCGCGCCGGTCGAGCACGGGCTCGGGATCGCCGAAGCTGAACATGCTGACGCCCCTCTTCGGTGCGCTCGCCTGCTCGGCGCCGGCGACCGCCGGAAGCTGGACGCTGGTCTCCGCCATAATTGATCCTCAGTCTGCTCTTGCGCGGGCGACCGTCGTCCGCGTCCAGGGGTTCGTTGTAGAGGGCGTGCATGATCGCCCAGGCGAGGTCGGCGTGGCCGATCGCCTCGCTGCGCTGGGCGACATAGGTGATCTGGCGGCCCGACTTGGTGAGCTGCGGACGGATCGCCATGAAGCTCGCCGCCACGTCTGCCCAACCGCCGTCGAACTCGATGCGGCCCGAGGTGAAAACGTGCTTGGCCTTGTAGACCATCGCCGACTTCACCTGCAGGTTGTAGTCGATGCGCTGGGCGCGCGGGAAGAACTTGACCACGCACTGCCACACCGCCGCGCCGGCGCCGGTGGTGTCGATGCCGATATGCTGGACGTTGTACCGCTGGCAGAGCTTGCGGATTTCCTCGGCCTGCTCGGTGAAATCCTTCCCGCGCCACTGGAATTTCTCGAGCACACGGAACTTGCCCTTCGGCCCCTTTGGCGGCGCGACGACGACGCATGCCGCCTGGTCGCCATTGGCGCTCTCCTGCGGATCGTAGCCGATCCACACCTCGCCCTCGCCGAACGGGCGCGGAAGATAGGAATTGAAATCGCGCCAGGCGTCGAACGCATCGACCATCGCGCGCCGCATCATCGACAGCGGGAACATGCTCACCGTGTCGTCGACGAAGTTGCACATGTAGAGGTTGTCGAAGACGTCGCCCGGCTTAGTGCGGCGCAGATGCGCGATATCGAACAGATCCGAGCCCGCCGCCTCGGCATCCTCGATGGTAACGATCTGCCGCCAGATCTCGTCCGGCCCCGGCATCCCGGCTTTCAGCGCGGCACGGCTGATGTCGATCTTTGCGCGCGCGCTCTTCGGCTGGCTGTCGGCCCACGTCTTGCCGGTCCATTTGGAGTAGGCTTCGTGCGTGATCGAGCTGGGCGTGGAGAAATAGGTCTCGCGATAGCGCTTCTGCGAGGCCATGCCGGAGGCGACGGCCTCGATCTGCTCGAAGCCGTGGACCCAGAAGCACTCGTCGAAATAGAAATTGCCGTGATAGCCCTGGGCGGTGCGATAATTGGTGCCGAGGAAATAGATGGTCGGCTGCTCGAGCTGCTTTCCGTCCTCGTCCTGCCCCCGGTCGATCGTGAGGTGCTCGCCCTTCAACTGGACGCCGGTGACCGCATAGACCCACTCGACGATGTAGGTACGGAAGATGTTCGCCTGGTTGCGCGAGGCCGACAGGAAAATCTGGTTGCTGCCGGTGTCGAGCGCATCGATGAACGCCTCGCGCGCGAAATACCACGTAGCGCCGATCTGGCGGCTCTTGAGGATGAAGCGTGTCTTGTGGCTGAGCCGGGCCTCCCACCAGACGAGCTGGAAATCGAAGATCGACGCGAAGAAGTCCTCGCGTAACGCCTCGATCTGCTCGGGCGTGAGATAATTGACCTTGGGCTTCTTCTTCGGCTCGCGGTTCCGATTGGCGACCTTCTCGTTGAGATCGCCCTCATGCCCGCCGGGCGCCTCGTAGCGGCGCACCCGTGCCGTGCGCTCGAGCTGGCGGCCGAGCAGATCGATTTCCTTGAAATCCCGCCCGCTCTTGTCCTCCTTCATGATCAGGAGCTGCAGGCGGGCATCCAGCGCCGATTCGATTCGCTCGAGCGGCGCGGTCGTGTCCCACGCATCGCGCTGTTTCCAGCTGCGGATGGTGTTGGCATTCGCGCCCGTCACTTGGGCGATCTGCTCGCAGTCGTAGCCAGCCCAATAGAGCTGCCGTGCCCGGCGCCGCACGTCGAAGGGGATAGGAACGGTCATCGCGGCGGACCTTGCCGCGCGCGTGGCCATCGCGCGGCGCCCTGCCGTTGTGGCGGCGGCGCTTACAACGCCCCCGCGTTGCGATCCGGGCCGCCTTCACCCCTGTTGCCGGCTTGCAAGCGCGGCCGGGCCACAAATTGCCGACCGGTCGCGCCGACCGAAATTCAGGAGCGCGCCCCCTCATGCCGAAGACCAAGTCCTTCCGCGTCGCCGTCGAGGGCGACACCGTCGATGGTCGCAAGATCGAGCGTAGCTGGCTGACCGACATCGCCGCCACCTACAACCCGACCACCTACGGGGCGCGGGTGAACAAGGAGCATATCGTCGGCGTCACCGGGCAGGAGCCGTTCAAGGCCTATGGCGACGTGCTGAGCTGCTCGACCGAGGAGATCACGCTCGAGATCGGCGGCAAATCCCAGAAAAAGCTGGCGCTCAACGCCGAGGTCGAGGCGACCGACGATCTCGTCCAGCTCGTCGCCGACAAGCAGAAGATCTACACCTCGATCGAGGTGGCGCCGAATTTCGCCAACACCGGCAAGGCCTATCTGATGGGCCTCGCCGTCACCGACACGCCTGCCTCGCTCGGCACCGAGGTGCTGAGCTTCGCCGTCAAGAACCCCGGCCTGCACCCCGGCATGCCACGCCCGAAGGCGCCGGAGAACGTCTTCTCGCTCGGCCTCGAGACCAGCTTCGCGCTCGTGGATGCGCCCGTCGTGCAGCCCGACAGCCAGACCGCCGGGCTCATCTCGGCCGCCAAGGAGTTCTTCGCCAGCTTCGCCAAGGCGCCGGAAAAGCCCGCTGACCCGCCCGTCCAGGCGCCGGCGAACGACAACGACGCGCGATTCGCCACGATCGGTCAGGGCCTCACCAAGATGACGGAGGCGGTCGAAGCGCTCAGCACCCGCCTCGGCACGATCGCGACCGATGTCGCCGCGGTGAAGACCGGCCACGAGTCGCTCAAGGCCGACCTCGAGAAGAGGGCGCCGAACGGTTTCACCCCGCGCCCGCCGGCGTCGGGCGGGGACAACGTCATCACGACCGACTGCTGAGCCCCATCGCCGCCCTGCCCGATCGCCGCCCCGGAGACCCCTGATGCGTAACGCCACCCGCAATCTCTTCAACGCCTACGTTTCGCAGATCGCGCTGCTCAGCGCCGTCGCGAGCGCCGCCACCTCCTTCACCGTCGATCCCGCCGTCGCCCAGAAGCTCGAAGAGCGCACGCAGGCCTCGAGCGAGTTCCTGACCCGCATCAACTTCGTCACCGTCGTCCAGCAGGAAGGCGAGAAGGTCGGCATCGGCGTCGCCCAGCCGATCGCGGGCCGCACCGACACGTCGGGCGCCGGCGAGCGCACCCCGACCGATCCGACGTCGATGGACAGCAGCCGCTACCGCTGCGAGCAGACCAACTTCGACACGGCGCTGCGCTACTCCACCCTCGATGCCTGGGCGCATAAGCCCGAGTTCCAGACGATCGTTCGCGACGCGATCCTGAAGCGGCAGGGCCTCGACCGTATGCTGATCGGCTGGAACGGCACGTCCGTCGCCGCGACCACCAACCGCGTTACCAACCCGCTGCTGCAGGACGTCAACAAGGGCTGGATCCAGCATACCCGCGAGGACGCTGTCGAGCGCATCATGAGCCACGGCTCGCTCGACAACGCCAGCATCTACATCGACGCCGAGGGCGCGCTCGCCGACGAGCCGACCGCCGATTACGTCAACCTTGACGCCCTCATCTTCGACGTCGTCGAGCTGCTCGACGAATGGAACCGCGATGACACCGAGCTGGTGGTGATCGTCGGCCGCGATCTCGTCCACGACAAGTACTTCAACATCGTCAACACCGCCGGCGACGATGCCGAGAAGCAGATCGCCCGCGACGTCCTGCTCTCGACCAAGAAGCTGGGCGGCCTGCCCGCCGTCCGCGTGCCGGGCTTCCCGGCCGGCAAGCTCGCGGTCACCCGTCTCGACAACCTGTCGATCTACAACCAGGAGTCGTCGCGCCGCCGGGCGATCATCGACAATCCGAAGAAGGACCGCGTCGAGAATTTCGAGAGCGTGAACGAGGCCTATGTCGTCGAGGACTATGGCCTGATCGCGGTCGCCGAGAACATCGTCATGGGCAAGAAGGCCTGACGATGAGTCCGGCTCGCGCGCATCGCCAGCGTATGCTCGCCGCCAAGGCGGCGGGCACCGCGCTCACCTCCGCCCCGGCGCGGCACGCCGGCGGTGCAGCGGGCGAGTATGAGATCATGCTCGCCAAGCTCGGCCTCGATCTGCGCGAGCTGCATGACATCCAGTCTCTCGAGCGGAAGATCGACCGCAAGCGCGAGATGCTGCCCGAATACGAGGCATGGGTCGAAGGCGTGCTCAAGGGCATGCTCGATTCGGGCCACGGTGTCGCGGACGAGATTTTCCCCACCATCATGATCTGGCGCATCGACGTCGGCGATTTCGTAGGCGCCCTGCCCCTCGCCGCTGCGGTGCTCCGCTACAAGCTCGCTCTGCCCGAACGCTACAAGCGCACACCCGCCACGCTTATCTGTGAGGAATATGCGGACGCAGCGCTCAAAGCGATCGGGCAGGGCGGGGACTTCGACATCCGCGTCCTGCAGGCGGTCGAGCACATGCTCGCCGACGAGGATATCTTCAACATCGTCCAGGCCAAGCTCCACGCCGCGATCGGCCGCCTCCTCGCCATGCAGGTGAAGGCGCTCGAGGATTCGGCCGATGGCCCCGCCGGGAACAAGCGCGCCCTTCTCGCCGCCGCGATCGAGCGCCTCAAGCGCGCCCGCGCGCTGGACGCGAAGATCGGCGTGAAGAAGGAACTCGACGGCCTCGAGCGCCTAGCGGCGAAGCTGGCCGAAGCCGCTACCACCAACGCCGGCGACTGAGCCGGTAAAGCCCTCGCCCCCCGAGCGCTCGGGGGCGGAAGTGACCGGTGAGGCGGCTTCGGCCCACCCGACCCGCTCGCTCTCCTCACCCCCGACTGCTCGGGGCGAGACAGACCGGACGCCGACATGAGCCTTTCCGTCACCATCCCGGCACGAACGAACGACGGCGATGCCGTGTCGGCTGGAGACTGGTATCCTGCCGTCGCCCCGGCCGATGTGCGCACGGCAATGCGTCTCGGCGAGACGGTGACCCCGGAGCGCCTACGTGCCGCGATCGTCGGCGCCATCGTCACCGTCAATCGCGATCTCGCCACTTGGGCCGCCCTGCAGGGTGAGGCCGGCTATCCCAAGCTCGAGGACGTTCCGGCCGGTCAGGTGGACGGGACCAGCATGATTATCCTCGCCTGGCGCCGGGCGGTCATGTCCTACGCCGCTGCCGATCTGCTCGAGACGCATGCCGAGATCTCCGCCACCAACGATGGGCTGCAGCGCGCCGCCGAAGTGGCCCTGCCGGTCGAGCAGCACCGGCGCAACGCGCTCCACGCCATCCGCGATATTCTCGGCAAGCGCCGTTCCAAGGTGGCGCTGGTCTGATGGCGGACACTGTCGTCACCGCGTTCGCCGGCGAAAGCCTCGATGCCCTGGTCTGGCGCGCGACCGGTCGAGGCGCCGCCGCCGTCGAGGCGACGCTCGCCGCCAATCCGGGGCTGGCGACGGAGTCCGCAGCCCTGCCCGAAGGGCGGGCCGTCACCATCCCCGAAACCGCTCCGGCCACTTCGACGGTCGATCTCGTCAACCTTTGGGACTGATCCTGTATGAGCAAGCTCACGGTCGAAATCGCCAACGCCATCGGCACCTTCGCCAGCGCGCTCGCCCCGGCGGCGATCGGCGCCGCCGTCGCCCAGGCATGGGAAAAGGGCCTGAGCTGGTCTCAGCGCCTCGTCCAGTGGGGTGTCGGTATCTGCGTGTCCTATTACGTCACGCTCGGCGTCACCGCCTGGCTGCGCCTCGATCCCTTCGTCGCACAGGCGGTCGGCTTCGTGATCGCCATGGTCGCCTTCCGCGCGACCCCGCGCTTCATCGAGGGTGTCAGCGCCGCCGCCGCCGCGCTTCCGGACGGCCTGCTCGCCAAGTTCGGCATCAATCGGGACTCCGCGTCGTGAACCCCGAGCAGCTGATCGAGGCGCTGATCCAGCGGGAGGGCGGCTATGTCGATCATCCGGCCGACAAGGGCGGCCCAACCCGCTACGGCGTCACGCAGGCCGTCGCACGCGCCCATGGCTATGCTGGTGACATGCGCGCCATGCCGATCGAGCTGGCCAGGACGATCTACGCCGTTTCCTACTGGTCTGGTCCGCATTTCGACCAGATCGCGGCGATCGCTCCGCACGTCGCCGGCGAGCTGTTCGACACCGGCGTCAACATGGGCGTCTTCACCGCCGGCAAGTTCCTACAGCGCGCCCTCAACGTCATGAGCGGTGACGGGTTGCTGGTGGATGGTGCAATCGCCGCCAAGTCCCTCGCCTCCCTGCAGCGCTACATCACGGCGCGGAAGGATCAGAACGGCGAGGCCGTGCTCGTCGAGCTGCTCAACTGCTTCCAGGGTGAGCGCTATGCCGAGATCGTCGAGGCCAACGCCGCCCAGCGCGCATTCGTTTTCGGCCAGGTCCGCAACCGCGTCATGGACAGGAGCCCTTCGGCATGAGTGCGATCATCGCGTGGGTGCTCGCCCACACCCTCACCGTGGTGTTGGCCGGCGCCGTTCCCGGCGCAGGCATTGGCCTGCTCGCCTTCCGCTACGGCGCAGACGCGATCAGCTGGCTTTCGATCCATCGGCAGGACGCCGTCATGCTGCTCCTCGCCGCCATTGCGGCCGGCATCTACGCATGGGGCGCGATCGCCCGGCACGATCGGGACGCACTGATCGCGTGGGGTAATCAGGTTTGCGCCTCGGCCGGCTCCGAGCTCGCACCCACCAAGGGCAAGCGCGGTGAGGCCTGCGCGACGAGCGTCGCCCAGCTCGCCCGCGACAGGCTCGCGACGGCACAGCAGAGCGCGCAGGTTCTCGCCCAGGCGCAGACCGATCACAACGCGCGCGAGACGGCGGATTCCGCTCAGCGCAGCACCGGCATCGCCGCGATCGCGGGCGCCGCCACCAACATGGAGAAGGTCAATGCACAGGTCGGTCAGGACGATCGCGTCGATGGCGCTTGGTTCGCTGCTCTCAATCGCGCTGGCGGGCTGCGCGCACCGGCCCGCTGAGCCGCTGCCCCCGCCGCCGATCGCTATCGCGGTGAAAGACGTGCCGCCGGCCGAGCTGCTCGCTTGCCCGGTCCCGCCGGCCGGATTTTCCGAGGACGCGGCGGCGACCATCCCGCCCGTTGATCGCTCGGCCGCCATGGCGCTCGCGCTGGCCTATGCAGGCGTTAGCCTGCAGCTCGTCCGCCTCATCAACTGGAATAGCCCCGGCTCCTGTCGCTGATGCTCAAGCCGCAATCTCTTGCCGCCGCCCTCGCCAACGCGGTGCCCGATCTGTCGACAGACCCGGCGCGCTTCCAGTGCCACGTCGAGCGCGGGCGGCTGATAGCGACCGCGACGCTCGGCAGCGGCTTCGAGTATCGATATCAGCTCACCCTCTTCCTGCTGGATTATGCCGGCCCGACCGACGCGATCTTCTGGCCCTTGCTCGGCTGGATGCAGGTCAATCAGCCGGAGCAGTTCCTGACGCCCGATCTCCGCGAGCAGGCGATCGTCTTCGACGTCGATATCCTCGACGGCAATCGGTCGAACATCGAGATCCAGCTGCAGCTGACCGAGTCGGTGATCGTTGCGGCGGGAGAGAATGGCAGCACCGTTCTCACCCATATCGACGAACCCACGCTCGAGAGCCTGCTCGAGCCGATCGATGGCGTGCCCGCCGGACGCACGCTCGGCTCGATCATTGTAGGCGGCGACACGATCCTCGGCGGATGAGCGACGATCTCGACCAGCTGACCAAGCTCGCCGAGGCGATGATCGCGGGCATGTCGGCCGAGCAGCGCCGGCGCGCCACCCGCGCGATCGGCGCCGAGCTGCGGCGCTCACAGGCCGCTCGCATCGCGGCGCAGGTCAATCCGGACGGGACGCCTTTCGAGCCTCGCAAGCCTCGCCTGCGCAGCCACCACAAGGTCGCCGATCGGGCAAAGGCCCGGCGCACCAGCGTTGCGCGCAAGGCGATGTTCGCCAAGCTCCGGACCAACCGCTTCCTTCGCGCCAAGACAGACGCCGACACCGTCGAAGTGGGCTTCACGGGACGGGCCGCCCAGATCGCTCGCGTCCATCAGGAAGGGCTGCGCGACAAGGTCGATCCGAAGCACAGCGGCGTCGAGACCACTTATCCGGTGCGTAGACTCCTTGGCATCGCAGGCGACGATCGAGACATGATTTGCGAGCGGCTGATGGCGATGCTCGCCTCTTAGCCGAGCGTCGGCAATGTCCTGATGCGCGTGTAGTCGTCTATTAGCTCGTCGATACTGGTGAGAGCTGGACCACAGAAAGAGGCCGCGCCCAACGATATCGTGTTCGCGTCCGATAAGCTGGTGTTACGAATATCATATTCGAGGCGGCCAGCGGTATCGGCCCCAATTGCCACAGCATCACTCATGGCCAAACGCAATGGAAAATCGGTGAGATTGGAGTTTTCCAGCGCTTTGCTTGTCAACTCACACGATTTACGTAAACTTCCTATCAATCGACTGGAATTGTTTATTGTCAGCCCTTGCGACGCCGCTACGCATTCTCTGATTGCGCGGACATGGCGTAGAGCCTCCCGGATCGCCTGACTGCGTTGTGTACGTGCAAGTTCGGCGGCATCACGCTTCGCCGCCTGACGCTCATGTCGAAACATCAAGATAGCCAAGCTGACGGAGATCATCCCCCCAATCATTGCTCCGGCGACATTGGCTTCAAAGTCGCCGGCCAACTTCAATGAAACACTGACCCGACCTAACCCCCAAAACAGACCTGAAGCTGCCATTGCTCCGATGCACACCCATCCTGCCCGCTCCTGCCACTTCATCGTGTCCCCCTGAAATATGCGCCGTATCATCTGGAGAGCCCGTACCAGCCTTCAAAGGTTGCGCCAGAGGGTCGTTGTAAGCGCCGATATCACAACGCCAACACATGGCGCGCCGCGCATTGCGCGCGCGACATGCCCGCGCCATGGCCGCCACCCTCTTCTCCAGCTCCACGCCGATCGATCTGTCGCGTCTTCCCGCGCCGACGTTCGTCGAGCAGAAGACCTATGATCAGATCTACGCTGAGCGGCTCGCGGATCACGTGGCGAGATGCCAGGCCGCCGGCGTAGCATTCGACGCCACCATCAAGAGCGATCCGGCGATCAAGCTGATCGAGGACGCTGCCTATCGCGAGCTGTTGCTGCGCCAGGCATTCCAGGATGGCTGCGCCCAGCTGCTCGTCGCGTTCGCGAGAGGCCCGATCCTCGATCATCTTGGTGCCCTCGTCGGCGTTTCGCGCCTGACGGTAACGCCAGCCGATCCGGACACGGGCGCGGCGGCTGTCCTCGAGGAGGATGACGATTTCCGCAAGCGAATCGTCCTTGCCCCCGAAAGCTTTTCCGTTGCCGGCCCGGAGCTGGCCTATGTTTATTGGGCCAAGACGGCTTCTGCGAGCGTCGCCGATGCCAGCTTCACGAGCCCCGATCCGGGGCAAGCTGTCATCAGCGTACTTTCGATCGACGGCGACGGCGCGGCGCCGGACGATCTGCTCGATGCGGTGCGCGCCGTTGTCGGCTCCGATGGCATCCGGCCGCAGACGGACGAGGTTATCGTGCGGTCGGCCGAGATCATCGCCTTTTCCATCGCCGCCCGTGTCTACACCTATGCGGGGCCGGATTACGCTATCGTCCTCGCTGCCGGGCGGACCAAGCTCGACGCCTACCTCGCATCCTCCCGCCAGCTCGGCCGTTCGATTACGCTTTCGGGCCTCGAGGCCGCGCTTACCGTCGAGGGTGTCCAGCGGGTGGAGCTGGATGGGCCCCTTGCTCATGTTACCTGCGACCTGACGCAGGCGGCGCACTGCACCGACATCCAGATCGCCCATGGCGGCTATGCCAGCTGACGCCCCTGTCCTGCTGCCGCCGAACGCTTCGCCTCTCGAGCGCGTGCTCGAGCAGGTGATGGCCGGCGCGCTGTCGATCGAAGCGCCGATCGACACGCTGATCGATCCGCAGACGATTTCCGAGGATGCTTTGCCCTTCCTCGGCTGGGGCCTTTCGGTTGACCGCTGGAGCCCGGATTGGTCCATCCAGCAGAAGCGCGACGCGGTCGCCTCGGCCATTGCCTTGCAGCGCGTAAAGGGAACGCCAGCCTCGGTGAAGGCGGTGCTCGCAACCTACGATCCGCTGCTCACCTATGTCGAATGGTGGGAACAGACGCCGCGCGGGAGGCCCTTCACCTTTCAGGTCGAGCTGCCGCTCGACGGCACGGGATCGCCACGCAATAGCGCGGCCTTCGTCGAGGCGATCATCGCCGACATCATGAAGGTGAAGCGCGGCACCGCCCACCTCGCGATGCTGCAGACGCTCGCGACCGCTGGGCAGATCGGCGTGATCGCCGCTGCCCGTACCTGCCTGTCTCTCCGCTTTGACGGAATTGCCCAGCCCGACACCTCGGAGGCGTGGGAGAGCTTCCTCCAGACGGAGGATGGCGAACCCTTTCAGGAGGAGGACGGCGATTTCCTGCAGGAGGAAGCAGCATGACGGTCCCCGCGATCGGCCTCACCATCACGACGGCGGGCCTCACCCGCTTCACTCAGGCTCAAGAGGGCGAACCGGTCGATCTGACCGTCTCGACCGTCGCCTATGGCGGGCAACCGTTCGTCGTTGCCCCGACGCTCACCGCCGTGCCGGGCGAGATCAAACGGATCGCCACCATCGCTGGCGAGGTGCTCGACGACAGCATCGTGCATCTGATCATCCGCGACGATACTGCCGACACCTATCAGGTCTACGGTCTGGGGCTTTACCTTGCCGACGGCACGCTGTTCGCCGTGTTCGGGCAGGAAACCCCCATGCTCGAGAAATCGTCGCAAACGGCCCTTATCGCCGCGCTCGATCTCAAGTTCCCCGCCGTCGATGTGAGTTCGATCAGCTTCGGCGACAGCAGCTTCGTGAACCCTCCAGCGAGCGAGGACACCAAGGGTATCGCCGCCATCGCCTCCCAGCCGATGGTGGATGCAGGGACCGATGACGAGACGATCGTCACGCCTCTGAAACTGGCGGTGCGCCTGACGGCGGCTTTGAGCGGCCTCGTCGCCGGTATCTTCGCGAGCGCGGCTGAGACGATCGCGGGGGCGATCAGCAACAAGGCCGTGCATCCGGCCGGTCTGAAGGCCGCCCTGGACGATCGGCTCGGTGCCGGCGCGCCGACCGGTTTCATCAAGACGCTGCTCGCGGCTGCCACGGCGGTGAATGGCCGCGCCACCCTCGGCCTGGGCAACGTCTCGACCCTCAATGCAGCGAGCGCGGCCGAGCTGCTCGCCGCAACGGCCGGCGACAAGCTGGTGACCCCCGGGAATTTCGGCGCGCTCGGTCATAGGCTCGACGCCACGACCGGCGAGTACATCTACCCTGGCGGCTTCCGCATGAAATGGCTCCACGCCTCGGTTGGAGGCGATCAGGAAACGACGATCGATTTCGCGACGCCGTTTCCCAATGCCTGCGTCTTTGCCGTTTGCACCGGCGGAAATGCTTCGAACACTCAGCAGGATAACGGCCCCTTCGTGCGGGTGTCCTTCGCTGTGGATCACGTGAAAATCTGGAACTCGATCGATACCTCGCAGGGTCTGATCGATGTCGCCATCGCCGCCTGGGGCTTCTGATCATGGCGAAAGTCTCTCTTCTTCCTTCGGCAACCGACATCGCCGACACGGATGCCCTCGCCCTCTCCACCCAAGTGGCGGGCGTGCCCGCCAGCCGCAAGCTGAGCTGGTCACTCCTCGTCTCGAAGATGATGGGGCCGGTTCAGGCGGCGATCGGCGCGAAGATGGCCAGCCTGACCACGCTGGGCACCGGTGGCGGTTTCGTCATCGGCTGGCGGAAGGGCGCCATGTTCAAGGGCCACACGTGGTTCAAGAACGACGACGCCTGCACGATCGTGAACCCCTATCTCGACACGATCAACAGCACGGCGGTGCTGGCCGCCGCGCGTGCGCCGAAGCACTTCATGACCGGGCCGCGCGAGCACCTGTTCGCGGTCGGCTATCAGGCTTCCGTCAAGACGCTCAAGGGTGTGTTCGCCGTGCGGCGCACCGGGCAGATCGACAACGCCTATTTCTCGGGCCTCTACAACGAGGTGCTCGGGTCGCAGGAAACGGCGGCGAGGCAACAGCTGATGCAGCGCAAGAACGCGCTCGGCTTCGGGCAATTTGGCCTGCGGAAGGCGATGCGCGCAGCGTTGGGCGGAGGTGTCGTCAATATCGTGCTGGCTGGCGACAGCCTGACCACCAACCTCGTCGCGCTCACCCTGCGCCGCCTGTTCGGGTTCAGGGCCGGCTTCGGCGGCATGGGGATGTTGCCCTTCGCCGCGCTGGGGCTGGGCTATGACGGCACCAGCGGCGCCATGTCGGTCGATGCCGGCAACTGGACGTTCTGGACCTACAATCCTTCCTCGGCGCCCAACCCGCCAGCCGGATTCGATGGCTGGCAGAATTGGTGGATCAAGTCCGGCGCCTGGGCGAAGGCCGGAAACGGCCTCTCGCGGATCTACGTCAACGCGCCATTCAACACGCTGCCGGAATATGCGTTCGATACCGTTCGCGTTTTCTATTACGCGACGGGAAGCGACTGTGCGTTCCGGCTGCGGGCCAACGGCGCGACGGCCGACGCCTGGACGGCCAAGACGGCACCCGCATCCACGGTCGCGGCACCCAGCCTCCAATATGTCGACATCACGGGATTCGGCGCCGCCACGGGCCGATACTCGCTGGAGATCGAGGAGCAGATCGTTGGCGCGGGCGTCCTGAACATCTGCGGCCTCAACTTCATGAATTTGAAGGGCGGCGTCCGTTTCCACCGGCAATCGTTGGGTGGTTACAAGTCTGGCGACATCGCAGGCCAGTCGGCGGTGTCGAAGGCGTTCTTCTACGCCAATATCGGCGTGGACATGCTGCATTTGCATCTCGCGCATAACGACAGCGGCACCGCCGATGCGACCTATCGCGCGAACATGCAGACGATCATCACGGACTGGCGCGCGGTGAACGCGAATTGCTCGCTTGCGCTGACCCAGTGGTTTTCGGCCGCGGCTCTTAAACGCGAGCAGGCGATCAAGGATCTTGCCGTCGCCAATGACGGCACCGTGTTCGATGTTCGCGACATTATTCCGAGCCGCGATTGGGCGAATCTGCGGGGCCTTTTGCTTGCGCCGGCGACGGCCGACGACCCCCATCTTATCGACGATGGGTACGAATATTTCGGCCACAGCCTCGCGCTGCACCTCGGCCTCTACTCCTTTTACTACCCGCTCCAGCCCTAAGAGGACATCAACATGACCGGCACTCTCGCTGCCATTCTCGCGCAGGGCGACATTCCCTCCAACGCCTTCGACATCCCGATCCTGCCCGAAGCGCTGGACACGGATGGGCTGACCGGATGGTGGGATTTCGACGACGCGACGCTGTTCGACGACAATGGCACGAAGCGGATCATGCGCATCCCGCCCCGAATCGGCGATCTCGGCCTCGTGCCTTCCGATCCCACCTCCTCGCCGGCGATCTTTACCAACGCGGCAGGGCGACAGGGCATCGTAACGACAATTGCCCGGCAGGACCGTCTGCTGTTGGAGCCCGCCCCCGCCGGCGTGGCTTGGCCGCATATGGATGCTGCGGCATTTTCGTTCTTCATCCGTTTCAAGTCGAACGACCTGACGGCCACCATCAAGGGCATCGCCAACCTGTTCGGCCTGCAGGTGCGCGAGCTGAGCGGCAACAAGGTGCAGATCCAGCGCGCCTATGCGGGCGGCACCGAAAACTATCAGGTGGCCTATGACACCTCCACGGAGTCCGTCCTCGGCATCGTGGGCGACTTCGGCACGGCGACCCCGACCGTGGCGATCATGCGCAACGGGGTCCCGATCACGCCGCATACGACGGCCAATTGGACGGCGCTTGCCGGCACCGTGGCTTGCCTGGGCAGCGTCGGCAATCCCGGCACGCCGGGCGCCGCCAGCATCCTCGACATGCTGATGTACGACGTCGTGAAATCGGCCGACGAGGCTGTTGCGATCAGCGCGACGCTCCTCGGGGATTACGACTGAGGGGGCCTGTGCTATCGCTCCTGGCCATGGCGGGCACAACGCCCGCTATGGCTAGGGGGTAAGCGACGTGTCCGACAAGGGGGACGATAAACTTTCGCGTCTGAGCGATCATTTTCATAAGATACGCATAACGACCATCCTCCTGTCGACGTCCCTACTGTTATGCTGCATTTCAAAAGGAACAGGAGCCTTATCTCTGTTCTTGAGTTCTTATACGCCAGACGCGGAAAGCTACAATTTTATCCTAGTTATGCTTGGATTAGCTGTTCTTGTATCCGCTTCTCACATGGCCCTTATATGGTTTGATGAGCGACGAAAGCTTGAATTATTCTACGTGGACGCTCAAGCGGTGATTACGGCCTCTGGGCAGATGATAGAAATCGCGAACGCAACCTCGTCTCAACTCTTGTCCGCATGTTCAACGAATAGCGAGATCTTTAAGCGAATAGGGTCGACTGACACGACGGCGCTGCGGCGCGTCATGGAAGAACATCTTGGTGAAGAAGCGCAACGTGTAGCAAAAACGCGGATAATTCAGGATATTCGGGGTTTGGAGCATTTCTCATTTCACTTTCCAGAAATGCACAACGATGCAGAGGCAGTCGTGAATAAAATCATGGCTCTCTCTTCCATCACGGATAATGAGAGGAGGGATTTTGTTTCCGATCAACTTCGGCATATAATAGAAAGTTCATGGGCTAATAAGCTTGGCAATATCAGAATGGAACGCGAATCATGGATTCGCATTGAAGAAATGGCGAAAAACGCCGCCGAGCGAGTCGCGATGGAAATGCAAATGCTCGCCCGAGACATACCAGAGCGAACTGCCCCGGCATTCAGCGACATCATCATCGCAGAGAAAAACCAAACAACCAGCATTAAAAATTTCATGGAGTCTGCAAATACTAATCTTGAAACTGTCAAAAACACAATACCGAGTGTCGTATCTAGTTTGAAACAACTACGCAGGGCGCTGAACAGATCATCGCGTAGCGTAAAAGCTATAATCTGGATATACGATCTAACGATCCCCCTGATCGCTGCTTTAATCGCCGAATTGCACCTTGTTGGATTCCTGTTTTTCCCAGTTATCCCCTCCGCGCCGCGCGTATTCAATCTGATCCAGCGCAACGTGTCTGCGCACGGTTGGGTATCCTCCATTGCCGCTTTGGTTCTGATTTCCGCTACCGCAATGGTCTGGGTTCGACAGATGAGACTAAGCGCAACCTCGCGCCATCCGGCTTGAGAAACTGATCGGGCGTAAGTAGCGAGCTATCTCGCCGTTGTAAGCGGCCCTGCCACAACCCCGCGTCCGCGCATCCTGTAGCCGATCGGAGCAACGATGGCGCGCCATGCGCCCATCCGATGACCCCCGCTCGCTCGGCGACCTGATCCGCTTCGGCACCGTCGCGTCCGTCGATCTCGCCGGCGCCCGCTGCACAGTGCAGGCAGGCGACCTCACCACCGGCCCGATCCGCTGGGTCGAGGGCCGCTCGGGCGCGACGCGCACCTGGTCGCCGCCCACGAAGGGTGAGCAGGTGCTGCTGATCTGCTGCGAGGGAGAGATCGCCGCCGGAGTCGCGCTGCGCGGCATCGTCAGCGACGCCAACCCGGCGCCGGGCAACAGCCTGCGCGAGCTGATCCAGTTCGGCGACGGCGCGGCTCTCGCCTATGATCCCGAGGCGCACGCGCTCGAGGTGTTGCTGCCCGCCGGCGCCACCGTCCGCATGGTCGCGGACGGGGGTGTCGCGATCAAGGGCGACGTCGCCATCGACGGCAATCTCTCCTCGACCGGCACGATCTCCGCCGACGACGACGTCGTCGCCGCCGGCATTTCCGGCAAGAACCACCTCCACGGCGACGTGAAGGCCGGGACGGATGACAGCGGGAAGCCGAAATGAGGCTGCCCCGTCTCTCCCCGGGAGCGCGCGAGATCGCATCCTGCATCGCCGTAGCGTGGGCGGCAATCGTCCTCTGCTCGCTGATCGTCGTGGCCGCCGCTCATGGTGCGTTCGCCTGATGCTGGGCATGAACGTCCTCACCGGCGCGCCGATCTCCGGCGATGCACACCTGATCCAGTCGATCGGGGACATTCTTTCGACGCCCATCGGCACGCGCGTGATGCTCCGTGACTATGGCTCGGCGCTGTTCGAGCTGATCGACGCGCCCTTCAACCCCGCCACGCGCCTCCGCATGTACGCGGCGACGGCCGTCGCCCTGCAGAAGTGGGAGCCGCGCATCGCGCTCACCGGGGTGTCGATCGTGCCAGACGCGGAAACGCCGGGCGCCTTCGAGATCACCCTCGAGGGCAACCGCACCGATTCGCCCAGCCCCAACAGCCTCACCACCCTCACCCTCCCGCTGCGCCTGGCCGGCGTCGCGAACTGACAGGAGCACACGCATGGCCCTTGCCCCTCTGCAGCACGGCATCAAGGTCGTGGAGCCGGTCGCCGGCGCCCGGCCGATCACCCAGACCGCCACCCAGATCATCGGCATGATCGTGACCGGCAGCGACGCGGACGCGGACCGCTTCCCCCTCAACAAGGCGGTGCTGATCGACGATGTCAGGTCGGACCTCGGCAAGGCCGGCGAGGAAGGCACCTTCGCCAAGTCGCTGGACGCGATCGCCGACCAGTGCTCGCCGATCATCGTTGTCGTTCGCGTGGAGGAAGGCGAGACGGACGAGGCGACCGACACCAACGTGATCGGTTCGACCGCGAACAACGCCTATACGGGCCTGCAGGCGCTGCTCTCGGCCGAGCAGCAGCTCGGCGTCCGCCCTCGCATCCTCGGCGTCCCCGGTTTCGACAGCGAGGATGTCGCCGACGAGCTGGCGATCATCGCCGCCAAGCTGCGCGGCTTCGCCTATTGCAAGGGCATCGGCGCCGACGTTGCCGCTGCCGTCACCTATCGCGCCAACTTCTCGGCCCGCGAGCTGATGCTCATCTGGCCGGACACCACGGGCTGGAACGGCGATGCCATCGCCCGCGCCCTCGGCCTGCGCGCCGCGATCGACGAGAGCACCGGCTGGCACAAGACGCTGTCCAACGTGCCGATCGCCGGCGTCACCGGCCTTTCGAAGGACGTGCATTGGGACCTGCAGAGTGCGGACACCGATGCCGGCATCCTCAATGGCGCACCCGTCACCACCCTGATCCGCACGCCGGCGGGAATCCGCTATTGGGGCAACCGCACCTGCTCGGCCGAGCCGCTCTTTCAGTTCGAGAGCGCGGTCCGCACCAGCCAGGCGCTGTCCGACTCGATCGCCAACGGGCTGCTGTGGGCGGTGGACAAGCCACTCAACACCGGCCTGATTCGCGACATCCTCGAGACGATCAACGCCGATTTCCGCAGCCTCAAGGCGGACGGCCGGATCATCGACGCAAACGCCTATTACGATCCGGCGCTCAACAGCACCGTCGATCTCGCCGCCGGCAAGCTGCAGATCGATTACGATTACACCCCGTGCCCGCCGGCCGAGGCGATCACGCTCAACCAGCGCATCACCGACAAGTACCTCGCCAATATCGGCGCGGGCCTGTCGTCCTGACGCGCCGCTAGCTCCCGACCGCTCCCACTCGAAAGGACCCCGCCATGGCCGGCCTTCCGCCCAAGCTGAAAAACTTCCTCACTTTCGTGGATGGCGGCCCCATGGCCGGCCTCTGCCTGTCCCTCAAGCTGCCCGTCCTTTCCCGCCAGATGGAGGATTATCGCGGGGGCGGCATGTCCGGCCCGGTGAAGACCGACATGGGCATGCAGGGCCTCGAGGTGGAGCACAAATATGGTGGCTTCGTTCCCGCCATCTTCTCGAGCTTCGGCGCGCCGACCCACGATGCGACGATGATCCGCTTCGCCGGCGCCTACCAGTCCGACTCCAGCGCGGTGCCGATGGCCGTCGAGGTCATCATGCGCGGCCGTCATGAGGAGATCGACGGCGGTGACAGCGAGGCCGGCAAGGATAGCGAGCTGACCGTCAAGACGGCCTGCAGCTATTACAAGCTCAGCGTGAACCGGCAGACGCTGGTCGAGATCGACTTCGTCAACATGATCGAGATCATCGACGGCGTCGATCGCCTGGCCGCGATCCGCGCCGCCCTCCTCCTCTCCTGATCCGCCGGGCCGGCCACGGCCCATACCCCTCCTCTCGCAGACGAGACCCGTTGTGACCGATCAGCCCATCATCCGTACCGTCGAGCTCGAAACCCCCGTCCAGCTCGGCGACGCGCCGGCGATCACCAGCCTGCAGCTGCGCAAGCCTGTCTCCGGCGATTGCCGGGGGCTCAGCCTCGCCAAGCTCAGCCAGGTGGACGTAACGGAGGTGCTCACCCTCCTGCCGCGCATCGCCACGCCGCTCATCACCCCCGTCGAAGCCGCCGCGATCGAGCTGCCCGACCTGATGGCGATCGCGGAGATCGTCGCGGATTTTTTACTCTCGAGGGCGCAGAAGGCGACGCTCTCCCAGACCGCGTAGAGCCCGCGATGGCGAACCTGTTCGTCATTTTCCACGGCTGGAACCCGGCCATCTGCGACCCGATGCCGCTCGCCGAGCTGATGCGCTGGCACGCGCTGGCGATCGAACGTCTCCCCAAGGAAGCCTGATATGGCCGATCGCAACCTCTCGATTCTGATCAAGTTCGCGGCGCTGGACAAGTTCAGCGCCCCTCTGCGCCGGATCGCCGGCGGATCGAGCGCGCTCAAGCGGACGATCGCGGAAACGCGCGGCGAGATCGGGAAGCTGGGGGCAACGCAGGCGCGTGTCGGCAAGCTCAAGGCGCTCGAGGAGCGCTTCGGCGCCGACACCCGCGCGCTCGCCAAGGAGCGCGCGGAGATCGAGCGCCTCAAGAAGGCCATGGCATCTGCCGAGGGGTCGACCGACAACATGGCGAAGGGCCTCGCCAATGCGGAGAAAGCCGCCGAGGCGCTCGAGCGTCGCCTGCAGGTGACGGGTAATGAGATCGGGCAGACCAGCCGCAAGCTCGAAACCGCCGGCGTCGAAGTGGCCGATCTCGCCCGGCACGAGGATCGGCTGGCGAATAGCGTGTATGAGGCCAACCAGCGGCTGCAACAGCAGCAGGGCCATCTGGCGCGCGTCGAGAAGGCGGGTGAGCGCGCAGCCAAGCTGCAGGCGGCTGCTGGGAAGCTGGCGGCGGGCGGCGCCGCAGCGGTGGGCATTGGGGCTGTAATCGGCGGTCCTCTCTTGGCAGCGACCCGCGACGCAATGTCCTTTCAGGCGGGCTTGGCGGGGATCGCCCAGAAGGCGGGTGAAGCCGGGAAAAATATGCCCATCGAGGAGGCCCGGAAACTCGGCGATCAGTTCCTCGCGCTCTCCACACAGGTCAATCAGCTGCCCGAGGACGTCCAGAAGGGCGCGGACACGTTGCTCGGCTTCGGCGCGAGCATGGATCAGACGCGGCAGATGCTTCCTGCCGTGGGCAAGGCCGCGACGGCAACCGGTGCGGAGTTCAATGATCTCGCCGAGGCCAGCTATGCCCTCGTTCACAATCTCGGTGTTCAGGCGAAAGATACCGAAGCCGCGCTCGGCGCGATGAACGTGGCGGGCAAAGCCGGTAAGGTCGAGCTGAAGGATATGGCGCAATATTTCCCGCAGCTGGCGGCCTCGGCCGCCGCGCTGGGGGCGAAGGGCGTCCCGGCGGCAGCTGATCTCGCTGCGGCGCTGGAAGTCGTCGGCGGTGCCAGTGGCGACGCCAGCCAGGCGGCGAACAATCTGCAAAACCTCCTCTCGAAGATCACGTCGAACGACACGGTGAAGAACTTCAAGAAGCAGGGCATCGATCTGCTCGCCGAACTGGAAAAGGCGAAGAAGGCCGGCACCAGCCCGATCGAGATGATCGCAACGCTCACCGATAAGGCGTTGAAGGGCGACATGGCGAAGCTGCCCCAGCTATTCGGGGATATGCAGGTTCAGCAGGCGCTCAGGCCGCTGATCGCCGGCATGAAGGAATATCGGGACATCCGCGACGCGGCGAACAAGGGCGGAAAGTCGATCCAGATGGATTTCGACTTCCAGATGAAAAATAATCCCGAGCAGATGATGAAAGCTGCCGAGGTTGCCTTCGCCAAGCTCAGGATTGTCGTGGGGACCGAGCTGATCCCTTTGATGACGCGGGGAGCGCTCGAGGTCGCGGCCTTCGCCAATAAGTTCACCGGCTTTGCCCGCGCGCACCCTACTCTCATTCGAACCGTTGCTGTGCTTGGGGGATTGCTCACCGTAGTGGGCGGGCTGGCGATCGGTATGAGCGCGATGTTGATACCGCTGGCTGCAATGGTCCCGCTCGCAGCCGGCTTGGGTATCGGATTCCTCCCGCTCGTTGCGATTGTTGCGGCGGTCTCAGCCGGCATCGTGGCCCTGATAGCGGCGGGCGTCTATCTCTACACGCATTGGGATGCGATCGTCGCCAAACTGAAGACTTTGTGGTCCGGCTTGCCTGCGTGGCTGCGAACGATCGGAGTCGCGATGATGGACGGCCTGCTTAACGCGCTCGTGCCTGGCCGACTGATCGCGCGCATAGCATCGCTCGGGTTGGCAGCGGTGAACACTTTCAAGCGCGTGCTCGGCATCCATTCGCCCAGCCGCGTCTTCATGCAGCTCGGCGGCTTTATGACCGAGGGCCTAGCGCACGGCATTGACGGGGGCGGGCGATCGGCGGTGCGATCGATCCAGCGTGTCGCGACGGGTGTGACGACGGCTGCGGTCGCGGCCATCGCTCCCATGGGGCCGGTCGCGGCCCGTGCCCCTGATCGGGGGTCGAACATGCCGGTTGCCAGTGCGGCCTCCGCGCCGGCGCCGGTCACCCTCCATTACCACGCCGCGCCGGGTGAAGATCACCGTGTCGCCGCTCGAAAAATGTGGGAGGAGATCAAGCGCCTGCAGGCGGCCGAGGCGCGCAGCACCTATCGGGATGACGACTGATGCTGGCCGCCCTCGGTCTCTTCGTCTTCGACATGGGTACGCTGCCCTATGACGAACTGCGCCGGCGCTCCGAATGGCGACACGCGACAGCCGCCCGCGTCGGCGCGCGCCCTGCCAGCCAATATGTCGGCCCCGGCGAGGATGCCATTTCGGTCTCCGGCCTGCTCGTGCCGGAGCTTGCCGGCTCGCAGTCTGCGATCGAGCTGATCCGCACCATGGCCGACGCCGGCGAAGCGTGGCCGCTCATCGATGGCGAGGGTCGGGTCTTCGGCCTCTATGTCATTCGCGGGCTGGACGAGCGGCAGGGTGCCTTCATCGCCACCGGCCTTCCACGCCGCGTCGAGTTCACCCTCGATCTCGAGCGGATCGACGGATGAGCGGCGTCGCCAATAGGGCGAAGATCGTGCTGTCGGTCGATGGCGCCGATCTGGCGGCGAAGCTCGACCCGCGCCTGCTGTCCTTCTCGCTGACGGAAAAGCGCGCCGGCGAGGCCGACGAGTTTACCCTGCAGGTCCATAATTTCGACGGCAAGCTCGCGTTCCCGCCCAAAGGCGCGATCGTGAAGATCGCGCTCGGCTGGGCGTCAGGCGCGGACGTGATGGTCGGCATGATCGACAAGGGCAGCTTCAAGGTGGACGAGCGCGAGTTTTCGGGACCGCCGAATGTCTTCCAGCTGCGCGGACGGTCGGCCGACTTCACCAGCTCGATCCGCGTGCGAAAGGACGAGGCGCATCTCGACACGACGCTCGGCGCGGTCGTCAGCAAGGTCGCGGCCCGCAACGGCCTCGCACCCAGCATCGACCCGACGCTCGCGACGATCGCGATCCCGGCGCTGGGGCAGACGGCAAAGAGCGACATGGCGCTCGTGCGCGAGCTGGGCCGGCGTTACGACGCGCGCGCGACCGTGAAGGCTGGCAAGCTGATCTTCGCGCCGATCGGCGCCGCGACGACATCGAGCGGCAAGGTAATCGCGGGCGCGACGTTGGCCCTTGCCGCCAACGATACCTATCGACTTACCGATGCCAGCCGGGACGCCTATGATGGCGTGTCGGCCGCCTGGCACGATA